ATATTTCAAAATTATATTTATTTTGTAATCCTGAACATAATTTATTCTATGAACAAAATCCACTTTCTCCAGTGTATTTATTTAATAGTTCTTGTGATCTAGTAATATAACATTTATAGATAGTGTCGTAAACAAACGCAGATTTAGTCAATTCTTTGATTGCTGTATCTTCTTTATTTTCAAGCATTAATAATATTTCATCTAAAGTAATATCTTTCCAACTATTCCACACATAAGAATAATATCCAGATTCTGTATCTCTAGTATAAGTTAATAGTTTAAAGTTTACTGAACTGCCCTATGTATCTACAGCAATTATATTTCTAGTAAGGTCTCTATCAGCGTTGGTTCCTATTTTATATCCTAAGCCGTATTCTACAAAATCTGTAGTTGGAAGAATTAAAGTAGTAATCTCATAGTACCCATCAGAAGGAACAGTTACTTCAAAAGAGTCTAATGTTCTAGTAGAAATCTAATCAGTTGTATTATGTACTATAATAGTGTATGGTGATTTATTATCTACTAGTTCTGCAGACAAATCAAAGTTTATTTTTGTCACAAAATGTACAGAAACTGATCCATCGTATGGTAAATTATCTAAAGAATACTCTTTATGTGCATATTCTTCTTCCTAAGGACCATTAATTCTAAGTTTCAGATTCCCTAAGTTTTCTATTGTCATTGTAGTCTAAGTTTTTAAAATACTTTAATAAAGGTTTGAATATGACATCCCAACTAATAAGACTGAGAATAAAACTATAAATTATTATAGTGGAAAATCCCTAAGATACTATTATTATACTTGCTAATATCATTCCACAAAATACAGCCACAATCCTCTTAGTCCAAGTTGGTACTCCTACATCTCCGTTAATTGAATCTATAAATTTAATACATAGATAAGTTAATATATTAACAGATAATGTATATCCAAAATCAAAACTTGAAAGTATTATGTCGAATATTTTTTCCATTATCGTGTAAATCTTATTTGGTCATTATAAGGATTGCCATCGTATAACTAGTTAAGCTCGATTTGTACCTTCTACTTATCAACTTCAGCCTAATTAGTCTTAAAGTCTCTATTTGTTTGAGCCTCAAACCATCTGATTTGAGTGTCAGCTTTAAGTTTTTCTCTCTCAATTTCTAATTTAGCTTCGTTGTTCTTTTCAACTTCTTTAGACAACTGCTCATTCTGTTGTTGTAGTTGTTGAATTGCTTTTTCTGCTTCTTCTAGTTTTTGAGATAGTTGCTATATCTAGTTATTCTCTTCTTTTTTCTTTGCCCAAGCTTTTCTTATAGTATATTTCAATTCTGATAAACTCTTACAAGTAAGAGCATCTGCCGCAATATCTGGTTCAATAATTCCCGACTTAATCAGTTCTATTACTATTCCCTTCATATCCTACAAATCTTTTAAGATTTGCGTAGAAGCTACAATATGTACATCGAAGTCTGTATGAGTAAAATATTTTGGCAAAGCATTAAATACTCTTTGTAGTTTATCTCCAAGAATTAATGTTCCTTGTAAACCTTTACTCCAAACTATTTTAGCCATATCAAGACAAGTACTTAATAATTCGACTGTTAACGTATCCATCTTTTGATAGAATGGCTTAGTAATAGTAAATGAATTTCGAGCACCAGCCTCTACATTGGATACGGCATCCTTTTGAGTAATACCGTTAAGTCTTTCTCTAAAGACTCCTGTAATAGATGAAGTCTATTCTTCAATTCTTAATAATACTAAATCAAAGGCTTGAATAACTTGTGCTTTCACGGAATCATCATATCCAGCGACAAAAGTATTATTATTAAATCCTCGTCCTTCTTGGGATGAATCCATCAAAGCCATACCAGTCTTTTTATAGGCTAACCATTTCTAAATACGTTCTGTTGTATCTGCTCCTAAGAATGTAGGAAGCATAGATACATCTAGCCAATCTCCAGCTGTTCCAGAGTTAGCTAAAATGTTATCTCTTAAGTACATTACTATATCGTATTTGTCTTGTAAATTAGCACATTGTAGAACTAATGATGAAGGCTCATTATCTCTATTCAATATATACAAGCCTCCATAAGATAAAGTACAGCGTGTTGGGTCAGACACTGTTCTTATAACATTTTTAGATTTTCCAGTAGTTACATATATAGAATTACCTATACGAACTCCTTCATATCTATTTTGAATATATTCGCCTCCTTCTTTATCTACATCAATCCATTCTACTTCATAAACTGGTAATAATTTATAATTATACATATCGCCAGGATCTCCGGGGTAACCAGGTACTACGACCTGTCCGTTTGCAAGACCTTTTACAGCTCCTTCAGCCATGGCATGATGATGTAGTCCAGCTGAAGTTCTTATATATGTATAACTATTCTGTGCAATGTTCATACATATCTTCTAGTTCTTTTCTTCCTTCTTGCGTGAGTTCCTTTCCATACTAATTTAGAATCTGTTGTTTAGTCATCCATTTTCTATGCACGATACGGTAAGCATCAGTTACATAAGGAGATTCTGGATTTCTATCAATGAATGTATTTAAAGGATTAGAAACTTCCAACATGACATTATTGCCACTTGGAGAAGGTTTTGGTCTAAATACAGCATATCCTGCTGTCAGTAAGTCTAACAGCATTTGCTGTTGTTTGTTTTTTAGATCAGTTTGTCTAGACTAGATAATGTATTCAATTACGTTTTGTGCTGCAATTTCGTACTCACTAACAAAATTGTCATTAATTTCATCAGCCATTTTTTGCATTTGAGCTTCCATATTTTTGTCTTCCTACGGCTACTCTCCTCTTTGAAATTGCATATTAACACTTTGTATTTTGCTTTGATAATAGTTATATAACTATTTATCAATTTCTGCTTGTAAATCTTTATGTATCTAAGCGATAGTTGCGGCATCTTTACAAGATACTTTAGGTAAAATAGGAATATCTAAATATTCTCCAACTAAAGCATCTATATGTTTCTTGATTAATGGAGTAAATTCTACTGATGTAGGATTTCCGATTCCAAAATTTTCCTCAAGATACCTAAACTATTCTGGATCTCGTTTACCGTTGTAATAATTATAAGCCTTCTGAAGTTTCCACTTATCGTAGACTAATTCACTAATGGCTTTATCTATATTTTCTATTATGTAATCGTTATTTCTCGCAGCAGCCATGACTAAAATATATTCTATATGCAGTGTAGAATTTTACACGATTATACCCGTTATGTTTGAGTTCATCTTTTATAAAGTCTAAAAACTAGTCCTTATTACCTTCCATAGCTAACTCTATTGGTTTTTCATCCTTATTTAAAGGTAGTATTAGTTTATATCCAAGATGTTCTCCGTTCCATCTTTGTAATTCTTTTACATATAAAGGTCTAGTATATTTTACTTCATAAATTGTTTCAATTAATTCCCTGACTGCTGATTCTAAGTCTTTCATATCCATACATATCTACAGTATATGATTGATTTGTAAATGTTTCCTAAATCTAGAAGTCACGTTGCTGAGGAATTATTCCTTTGTGTTTGATTCCCCGTTCATCAACCCAGTAACCAAATACTCTAAATTTCTCTTTATCCGAGTTATCCATTTTAGGCTATACGAACATTAATTCTTCATTGGCTAACATTGCCATTCCTAAAGCTGCCACCATATCGAACTTTCTTTTGTTCTCGTAAGAATAAGTAGACAACTCATGTAATAATTCTTTAAACCATATTTCACTACAGTATTCATCAATATAATCAGAGATTAAGTCTAGTTGATGTCGTATTACACTTTCTGTAGCTGGCGCACCGAATTGACGACTCTTTCCGTTTTGAATATCAGATTGACATGACCTAGGGCGCCTCATTAGATACTTATTTTCACACTTCTTCTCTCTAAAGAACTATAATATAGAAATTCTAGTAGACTCTAGACATGCTTGTTCATTATAGTACT